CCAAAGGAGATCCAAACTATCTTCTACATATCCTTGATCAACCCACCCGTCATCAAACAACAAGCCTTCGGTAGCAGATTCGGGCTTTACCCTAACCCTACTTTCCCGCACTCGTCGTAAGATGGCATCAACGGTTGCACTTTCCTCAAATGCGATTTGCTCAGCTGGACTGATCCCCCACGCCTTACCGAATGATAGCCTTTGTTCCATAGTGGGTTCTTCCCACAGGGGTACAACAGCAACAGGTCCCATTTTATAGGTCCGCATCCGATACCGCATACTTTGTGGCATAACGGCAAACCCTGGGTTCGCTTCACACCACTTAAGAAACGGTTTAAGCATTGGGCAGCTTGGATTCTGAGTCGCCAAACCCACAACACTAGACCTAAAAACCTGGAAAGCACTTTCTGCTCCCCTGGTTTCTGCGGTCATGGTCATGGTCTCCAAAAATTTGAGAGGATTGCCACAGAAATAAGGCCCAAACTTTCCAAGCACCACACGTGCCTGACAAAATTCAACCCCACTAATGTCGTCAACCCGTTCGACTACAGTCTCCATGCCGAGCTTAAGCATGTACTCTTCAATAGGCAACAACTTATCATAATCTGATTTCTCAACTATAATAACAGCGTCATCACCATCCAAAAGTACATCTCCCCGCACACCTGAGGCCTCGAGCCAGCTGAAGATGAACCCTGCATTGACCTCACTATTGCCAAGGCCGGTATTAACATCCCCGCTTCCGCGTTTACCTCGTGTCGTATATTTTACGCCGCCCTTGCTAATCCCGGAAGCCCTTAACTGCCAATTAAGCAGCTTGAGCAATTCGGGGTGCCAGTTGCGACATCGTTTATAGACTGAGTGTTCAGCAACAATAAGCTTGTAGTGCATGTGTGCATCGAACCTAGCATGATCAAGGTTAACAAACACAGGGTCCGTATAACCATCTGCCATCCTAAGCAATAACACAGCACGCTCATCAAGCGATCTACCTTTAGCCATAAAAGGCAAACCAGACTTATTCCTGCCAACGCAGCTCATGAGGCGGTGTTCAATATTACGGAGATGACGGGACAAGGCAGCATTATACACAACAGTACGATACTGGATGCCCCGATCCTCTTTTCCCGCTAACTTATCCACCTCATAAAACTCAAGCTTTTGCATCTCAGTTAATCTAGATTGCTTACGTTCAACACCCTCACGATAATACTGATTCAACCCGTCTCGCATTCGTTTCCGAATACGCCCAAATTTACCTTCCAATACCTGTGCATTGGTGGCTATGGGCACAAAACCGATCTCATCAGCCAAGAGGCGAAGTTGCTTCTTAAA